ATAACTCAACTAAATTACCGTTTAGTCGAGTTATAACCGGCTGCCTATCATTTGATGGTTCGTTGCGTGCGACTGGTATCGGGAATGATGTTAAAACGTGAAACCTTTTGTGGTTGCGCGCTCTGGTCCACCGCTGCGAGCCCTCGCTGCGGACCGTCGCGCGACTCAAGGGAACGAGTTGATGAAAGACCGGCCGGTGTGGCATACGCTGGCTGCTGCTTTGTATCATCAAAATATCCGTTCTGCACGACTGACATACAAAAATCAAAAGACGTTGTCATGCGTGTGGCCTGCTGTGAATAGCACTGGCAAACAGTGTCCTCACCATTGAAGATGCCAGTGTTTAAACCTCTCGACTTAGCAGACAACAACATACGTACATCGGTCGAAGCCATGCAGGTAGGACGTGGAAAATCACGGGCCTTGTTGGTTTCGTCGTACCTGGGCGCGGAAGACTCAACACCAGCAATCCTAGGCTTGTACTGCTGAACATATTCCTGAACTGGTTGAACAGTACGGCCTTGGGTAGTAACACCGGGCGTTGAAGATACTGATGCAGGTCGCTTAGCTTCTGAAACAGTTGATTGAGAATCTGCGTGCATAAGAGCCTCACTGTCAGATGTTTTGCTCTTCATAACATACCAAAAGCCAAAACCGAGAAGCAAAATAGGAATGATAAGCACAGCGAGAAAGAGCGGCACTAACTTGTAATAACTAGGCGTGACCTTCTTGTGAGTATGTACGGTTGACGACTTATAAAGGCCAAAATAGTGTTTATCGAACTCTATTTTAGACTCTTGAGCCATCTTGAAGTTAGTTCGACTTTCGGGCTTATCAATACACATCTCATATTCATGTCTGAATATGCCTTTAGTACGACCGTATGGACGAATAAAGTTTATATGCTTACCTACCAACTTTCGTACAGGTGAACAAATAAGCGATGGGTGCTGCGTGATAATATGAACGTCCCAACCATGATGTCGATGTTTCTCAAAGCGAGTAACTTTTTCAACACGTCCACGGATATCAGTACCGAATGTGCCCTGAGCCTCGTCTATGACAATAACGGAACCGTCAGGCAAGTCATACCAAAGGTCAGGAGTTTCCCATTCAACCCATTTAGACTTGAGCTGATCGACCTTAAGCTCAGGGATGCCATGGTAGTAGATAGTGCGTGGCGGGAGGCTTGAATCATCGGGGTCTTTATGAAGACGTAGCAAAGGATTGTTGGGATCAACAGCGTGCTCCAAATCAATCTCTTTGATGGTATTAAGAGTCTTGCCGGAACCGGGCAAACCAGTACGAAGAAATAACATGCGCCCTACTCCTTAGGTGTCCATTTCATAGATGTTTTACTACCAGCCTTGTTCATACCGGCAAGCAATGCACGCGCAATATATGCAGAGAACAATATATTAAGACATACGTCAACTTTAAGCATGCCGAGAACTGAAAGCCAATCAGCAGGCAATCCCCCAAGCTGCGAGAACGCATAATCCTTGGCCTTATTAAGTGCGGCATCAATACCAACATAACTTATTGCCGCAAAGCCAAGACCTCTAAGAAGCCTCCAGCCGAGAGGAACAATGGACAGGCCCAGCATGCGTATAAACAGACCGATAATTGCAGGCATAATCAAACTCCAGTTGCGATAATTTCAGCTGCCTTACGCATAGCGAAAGCAACCATTAGATAACCCATAAACGTGAGAAACGTGCAAAGCCCGGGAACGTTAGGGTCAAGGGTAAATGAACTGCCAGACATGAAGGGAACACTTATAGTCCTAAGAACTGGGCATGAAGCACCAAAACGACTACTAGTATCAATCATAGATGTTAAATCGAAAGTAGAATCGGAATCAGGCTTGATGGGTTTATAGTCTTCGCCTGCAAATTCAGATTGAAGTTCAGACTTTAAATCAGCGATCTTTTTCTCGGTAAGGTCTCGATATTCTTTGTCGGCGCAACGTGATTGCTGTTCCTGACGAAGAACAGCGCATTGAATTACATCACCAGTGCAGGAAACTACAGTTTGACACTGCATATCACCAGAAACCTGAGCATCATCCTCACCGCATTTATCACCTTCACAAGTACCATCACCATCGCCAGTGCCAGAACCTGATCCAGGACCAGAACCGCTACCAGAGCCGGAACCGGAGCCTGAGCCTGAGCCGGTACCTGACCCGGAACCAGTACCTGAGCCGCTACCAGAGCCGGAACCGGAGCCTGAGCCGCTACCTGACCCGGAACCAGTACCTGAGCCGCTGCCAGAGCCGGAACCACTACCTGAGCCGCTACCAGAGCCGGAACCACTACCTGAGCCGCTACCAGTACCAGTACCAGAACCACTACCGGAACCGCCGGAACCGGAACCAGTACCAGTACCAGTACCAGTGCCGGTACCAGTGTCAGCGCCAGTACCAGTGCCGGTGCCAGGAGTTGTGGGGTCTGGTGTAGGTTCTGGAGGTGGAGGAACATAAACTTCACCAGTGATCGTAATATCACCTGTACAGTTAAATCCGCCACCTGAATCAGCAAGGCAAATAGAAACACCGGAAAGAGTAGTTGCGCATCCGCCGGGAGAAGGAGGTAAAGGGCTATTAGTTGCCTGATGCCAACTATAGGATTTCTTCGTTGCTCCTTTGGCATCATCACACTTCTGGTAAGCATCATCCTTAGGGCGCTCACAACCACCAGTTGTAGAACTAAGTGATGTACCGGTGGGACAGGTATCACCAGTACGGTACGGCGAGAAAGAGGTCCATTCTATCGGACCACCTTCGGCAGCGGGACGATTGTATGTATATGAACACTTAGCAGACGGACCATTCAAAATAACACCAGTAAGATTACCGATGCGACCAAAACCACTTCCATCATCATTTGTTTTAGGACAAGCAGCATACGCACTAGGGTAAGTTGCGCCATTAAAAGTCCAAGAAACATCAGATGCTAGGACTTGAGAAGGAAAAAATAATACAGAATTACTAGCGGCCAGTGCACAAAAGAAATAACGCAGCCGTAACCCAGAACCAAACAAAGTCATTCGGATCAATATACATTTTAATAGCCCCATGGTTTTCTCCAGACAAAAAAAAGCCCGGAGGGAAAAACTCCCACCGGGCAAACAGGGTTAATTAAGTCCCTGCACGCATTGCTTTTTTGGCTGCACCGATGAGGGCAACGAGGCCAAACATTGCAGCAGTAACAGCGGCAGCAGCAGCAACACCACCGGCAACATAGCCGAGGGCCTCAGCAGTGTCGATATTGGCACCGGCAGCGAAAGACGGCGAGGCGGTTGCCATGGCAATCGAGATAGCTGCCAGCTGAGCGCGGCCAGATTTGCAGAGAACGAGCAATTTGTTTTTCATAAAACACCTTAAAATGAGTTACGGACGGTTTTGCAGACCCAGCAGAAAACAAAAAGCGCAAGTAAAGCACCAGTTATCTCCATACGCTGTTCTGCGGTAATTGCAGGACTGAGAGAGTCCCGCATTTCTTGGACTGTGAAAGTTTGAAGTTGACCAGTACAGACGGGAGTACCGTCGGACTGAACTTGCCACATTCCATCACAGCCGAGAAAATTCATGTTAGCCAGCCTTCTGAGGGTTCATTGCGTCAGAAAGCGGAGGAATGTTCTTACGACGACCTTGACGAGGATCAACGGTGAATTCAAGGCGACCATCACGGACGTCAGCAACAACATCACACTCATAAGTGCCAGGCTGCGGAACCTCAGCTTGATTTTGCGCATAGAAGTCAGTCTTCTGAGGATAAGGAATACCGGGCAAGTGAACAAAAGCCTGAAACATCGTGTAAGGCTTCTGCGACTTAGCAGCAATACCGCTACGGGTAACGCCGGTAACTTCAATCAAAAGGGTTGGAAACTTAACAGTCATTATATTGCCCCTTAAAGTGCGGGTAGCCGAGAACTTAAGCTCGGATTACGATATGCCCAGCTGGGCGGAATCAGGTTTGGTGCGCGACGGAAAGTAAGAAACTGACGCTTGGCTAATTGCGAGCGAACTTGCTCAGCTGATGAAGCCTGTAGAAACAGACGCATAAGCGAGCTAGCGAAAGCAGAATCATCAATGTTGCCAGAGTTAAAATTAGCAATTTCGGCCTCGACTGAATAACGGAGAATTTGATACTGAGACTTATCCATATCAACGGCTCGCAATATAAAGTGCAACACAAAAGGTAAGGCACATGAAAAGAGCGATGACATAAACGAAATCCATTAGTAACCCATCCATTCAGCAATTGAAGGAGTACCTTTTTCTTGACGATCAAGAAACCAAATACGCTCAGGTTTAGTGCCCTGCTCTTTCCGAACTTCAATTACAGAAAGTGTTTCTGCTACTTGCTGGGTCAGAACAGGATTCATGAACTGCTTAACGTGACGCTGCTGATCAAGCATATGGCGTTGCTTGGTTGTAAGTTGAGTTCCCTGATGATTATTATAAATCATGCCACAGACCTCAAATGAGAAGCGCGCTTGTAGAACGATGGTGGCTGAATGTTCTTAGCAGGTGTAATCTCTTTCATTTCACGAATAAAGACAGTAGAGAACGAACGAATGTCGCAGACATTACGAATATTGATACCAATACGATTAAGCCGAGCAGCATGCGTTTCAAAAGAGCGTTGAGAGAGAACAAGTTCCTGATCGTTCATCCAAAGACTTGCGTAATAGGCAGTTGTGTTAGCCTGACGCGGAGTATCCACTACATTCTCAAGTAAAAGCTGTTGTGCAATGCTGGCCTGATCCATTTTAGTCACCTTTAGGCGCTGATCAATATCTAAAAACTCTCGATGGAGTTGGCTATAAATGCCTTCGTCAAACAAGCCCCAGAAGGAAAGACCCTTCTTCTTAAGGAACTCATCTTTCAATTCCTGTTCAAAACGAACAATACCCTGAGAAACACAGTAGTCATAAAGACCTTGGGCGTACTTAAACTCTTCGGATGTTTCACCACAAACAAGCTTAACTTTAGGCAAGTGCTTATTAATGAGGTCAAAAGCCTTGTTATATACCTTTCTGTATTGAAGTCTAGCGCCCTTGCCGTGACCGGATGTAGTCCAGTCAGTTGTTTGACCATTTGGATAAAGAAACCCAATAGAATGACCAATTCTTTGAGTTGCTAAAGCGCGTATATAAGACATTTCATTGCCAGACCCAACAGCAACATTGGTAGTCAAATCTATACGATGGATTACACAACCGTCAGACCATAAATGACCGGCCTTCCCCCCTGACTCGCCATCGCGAATTTCAACCCGCGTGCAGCGGGTGAAAGAAGGAAGACCGAGATTGGACATGACCGAGTTAAAGACGGAGATACATTCGGAGACGGTTTCGAACCCGAACAAGTTGTCATGCCTGTTGATGCGTGAAGGATTGCCATCTACGGTAATTTTCCGACCAGAGATTTTGATTTTGAGAGTGGAGCTGTAGCTGCCTTCGTATTTGGTAGCACGGTACGACGTGCTCAGGATTTCGTGCGTAGCGGTGTCAACAGCCAAAAAAGCAGTGTCCGAAATGACGGGAAGGTCGAAATCAAACACCTGAGAAACTGTCAACCAATCGATAAACATACAAATCCTTGTCAATACCGGAATAACGGTAGCCGAATGCCGGTATGCTGACCACTGAGGGTCACGACATGCAAGCACTAAAATGCCGGAATAACGGAACTGGACAATTGAACAGTATTTACGATCTGGAAACGATGAGAAACCAGAGCGACAGAACGATGACACTGAGCGAAAACCTGAAGAGGTTCAGGAAGGCGAGAGGCCTTACACAGCCTGACGTTTGGGGGCCAGCAGGCATCGCGAAGTCGAGCTATACGTCTTATGAGGCAGGCACACAGATGCCGTCTGCAAACAAAATCGTTGAGCTTGCAAAAGTATTAGGCGTATCGACTGACGAGCTGCTTTTAGGCGAATCCGAACTGACGGTATCAGAGGATTTAAGGCCTATCTTGAAACGATTCGACTCCCTGCCGCCAGAGATCAGGAATCAGGCACGCATAGCCCTGAAAGGCGTGCTTTTCGGATTTGAGCAAGAAGCGATCAAGTAGAGACCGAAGTGTTTTGCGGTAAAGTGGGGGTGTAACAGCACCCCCACCCGGCTGGCTCAAAATCGCAGGAGGCGTGATGCACTGGATATTGGCAATAGCGATGACAGGATCAAGCACAGCAAGCGTCATGAGGCCGTACAGCACCGAGGCAGAGTGCAGAAAAGCACTGGAAGAGTTTTTCGAAAAACCGCACGGAAAAACACAGTACGGCGGCAGCTGCTTTCGAGAAGACAGCAAGGTGCTGAAAATCCTGAAGGGCTGAGACGATGATAGAAGCAAAAGCGGTACGGATGTACAGAATCGGGGAAAGGCTCTCAGAGGAGCTTTGGGAGTCGCGACAGGACGATGTTCTGCGCCGGTTCGGACAAGAGCTGATGCGCTTAAGCGGGATCTGCGTACATTGCGCCGGAGAAGACGACGAATGCCCTGCTTGCGCGGGATCGGGCGTGAGCCGCGAAAGCCAGGCACGCGAAAAGGCAAAGCCTGTTGCCCAGGAGTGCCCAGAAACGACATACAACATGCTGGACTCGCTTTGACCGGAGAAGTGCTGCAAGTACGAGCCTCCGGGACCTGACCACCGCAGTGCTGTGCGTTATGGGTCCGTTGCGGTAAAGCTGGGTGATCATGGCGCGAAGTGATCTTGCGGAGGGCCTGAGAGCGTCACACGCGATCAGGAGAGGTGGTGCCACGCATAATTGACGTTATGGGTAAATCGATCGCCCGGGGCTGCGCAATGGTCCCGACGATCGATTCTGGCCGTTGGCCGCAAGTACCATAACGTCCACACATTATGCGTACCTACACATGCATACCTGGTGAGCCCTGCCACCAGATTTGAAGCCCGAGAACTGCCTCCTGTGTATTTCAAGAACGTGAAAATCGAAGCCCCTCACACTTCAGTGTCCGCCCCATGTGCAGCGTAAACTTCAACACATCGTGATCGACTGTTTGAGACGATCCACAATGACGGACCGAGACATTGCGCCTGGCTCACGTACCCAAGTCAGCACTCGAATTCAAAACGTTTTGCGGTAAAGTGTCCGTCCGACGGTACCAACGCCTGCTAAACCTGAAATCAAGGACTGATGATGAAACGGATAATAGCGACTCTGATTGCCTGCATAAGCTCACCAGCACGGGCTGTAGATCCCGCGACCCTGCCAATGGTCGTGCAGATGCAAAAAGCTGCAAATGCAGCGACATGCGAGTCATATAAAGGCGATACATCGCCGCTGGGCAAAGCTGTTAACAAACAGTGCCGGAACCGAGCCAAAGCTGAGTTTGAAGACATGCAAGACGAAAAGCCGCTAAGGGACTGCATCAAGCCAGGCAACGTTATAGACGATGATGTGCGCAAGTGTATGAAAGGAATGTAACAGCACTGCCAAAACCAACCCTGTAGCCTGATGACCTGATAGGTGATAAATATGACAGTTCCGAGGTTTGGAACAGCAACCCTCGCCCATTTATACTTATGCAACAAGCCATATCCTAT